GATAGTCTGGCAGGCACATCGTCAGCTCTTTCCATTCTACCCATGTCTACAAAACCACCTGTCTCTCTGTAATCTTTTTCTTTACCATCCATATCTATTAATGGCATAGTCTTCTTAGCTACAGGTTCTGCATCTCCACCTTCTTGATAATCAGCTCTCATCATACCACCATCAGCCATGTTTCTTATATTAAGAAACTGAGGATAGTTTGCCATGATAAATCTTGGATCTGCTATATCCGCTCCTTTATACATTGGTTGTTGTTCTTCTTCTTGGTCACCCATTAAAAACGGAGCTAGTGTTAAAGCACCTCCTAATGTTAACATTCCTTTACCTGTTAAACCACCTTTTAACATTTCCATAAGACTTATGTTACCTGCTTTATATTTTGCACCTTCACTAAATAAAAACGGAGCTGCTTTAGTTTTTAAAAAAGTACCAAGGCCACCACTAAAAGCAAAAGGTGCTGCAAATAACGCAGCTTTACCTATCGGTGACTTAATTATTTTCTTAATACCTCTTGTTGCTTTCTTAACTAACTTACCTAAGAAATACATTTGTCTTCCTGATTCAAGGTCCATGATCCCACCTTCGTAAGGCATGCCACCTCCTGCTAAACCTGCTCTACCACCATTGGCCATTGAATCTAAGATATTTTTTTCTATTTGTTGTCTTTCACTTAACCCTGTACCAAAAACTTTTTGCAAATCAGCTGCAGGTTTTTCACTAAAAACTTTATCAATAACATTTGTATCTTCATTATCGTCTTCTGTATTAGTATCTATTGGTTTAAGTCCTGCATACTCAAAAAGTTTATTTCTTAAATTAGTTGGACTTAATAAACTAAGAAGTCCAGTGTCATTAGATGGTCTATCATTAGGTTTAACTACAATTTTTTTATTTCCGCCACCCTCTCCAGTAGATCCTATTGTAACTGGAGTATGTTGAACTATATTATCTCCACCTTTACCCGGATTATAACTTCTACTATAAGATCCTTCAGCAAATGCTGCTCTACCACCATCAGCTAATAATCTAAGGTTAGGTAAAAATTCTTTTTCTTCAGGCTCAGGTTCAGCTGATCTTATTCCAGTAAAACAATACGCAGGTGGATTAGGGCCTTTACATGGGTCCATCATATATTCTGGGCCGCCTTCATCTCTTGGATAAAAAAGTGGATCTATAGTTTCTCCTGTAATTGGATCAATACCACCTTTACCTTGTACTAAGTTATTATAGTTTTTTATGTCTTTTGATGTAATACCATCTGGATTCTTAATCATGGTGTCTAAAGTCTCTAATCTATTTAATCCCGACACAAGATTAGAAAAATTTTCTTCTCCTTGTAGTTTATTTAACACAACATTTGGTATTTCTATTCTAGTTGTTGGATCTGGTGTAGAAAACATTTCTGCTGTTGTTAATTCATTTCCTTTTTTCATTCCTGGTGACATTTCTAATGCACCTAATTTTCCTTGTATTAAATTTTCGTTAAAATCTTGTCCTAAATTTCTAGCACTAGGATCCATGTCCAACAATTGTTGGAGACCAGTAAAAGTTAAATTTCTTCCACCTTCAAAGTCTTCACCTAATTGTCCTCCTCCCGCTAACAACATATTAAGTTGTTCTTCAGTAAGACCATATTTATCCGCTATGCCTTTAAATTTTTTCCTTCTTAAGTTTGTTATATATTCTAAATTTTTCTTTTTTGAATATTCATTATATCTTTTAATAATATTTTTCTTTTCTTTTGGTTTAAAATTTTCTACTTCATTTTTTGTGTGTCCTGAAAAAGGATTTTTAGCAGAGCTTGGAGCATCATCTGGAATATCTCTTCCTTCTCTTTGATGTTTTTTAGCTGTTCCTATAGCTTTACCAGCATGACCAGCATGACCAAATTGAGCCATAGATCTACCTGGAGATATACCTAATGGTGTTTTGTAATCATCTTTTCTTGAATCAGAACCACCACCTTGAAGTCCTATACGTCCTCCGTCTTGTAACATCTGTTTTGCTTGTTGTGCTTTAGTTATGGCCATTATACTATTCTATTTTGTTTTACTAAATAAATCAAGACTAGGCATTAAGAGAGTTACATCTCTTCTAATGTCCTCTGGAGATATACCCTTATCTTTCCACTCTTTATCATTTTTATATTGTTCCCCTGTTTTTTTATTAGTTATCTTCTCTATTATCTTATCTGGTTGTATTTCTATCATTATGTTACTACCTCTCTTGGCTGTATTTCTAATATAGAGGCTATGACGTGCAGCTCGTTCGCGTCAGCAGCTTGTACTTTTAATATTTCACCCTCTTCCATAACAAGAGGTTGAGTTAAAAGTTCTGTTGTTGCCTTTGATCCTATGGCTTTATCTTTAAATAAATTAAATATAGCACTACTTGAATTAACTAATGTAACTGTTATCGTGGTCCCTGATCCAGCGTCCTCGGATACTAGCAATGATTTAACAACAGCTGTTTTAAATGATGGCACTGTATATAGTGTCGTTAAATCTGTTGTCGTTAAATCTGCTTTTTTATTTATAAAACTATTAGCCATTAATTTAAAAAGAAGTTAAATGCTTCTACCTCATCTTTTAGTTCTTCTTGAAACGTTGTATTTAATTTTTCTACGATCGAATCAAGATCTCTTACCTGTGATTCCGCTATTGTAAAGTCATATTCTTTACTAGCTCTTGTTAATACTTGTGCTATCTTTGCCATTATCTACGTCCATCTGGTTGTATGTCTAATCTAAATGTACCAAGTTTCCAACTTTGACTAGCAGCAGTGTTTTCTATTTTCATGGCCACAGCTCTTGCTCTTGCACGAGTGTCTACTTTATCAGTGCTTGAAGTAATATCAAATGGTCCAAGCGGTGAACTAGATTGTGTGCTGTTTGGATAATTTTTTAATTGTATTGTAACTCTAGTCGTTCCTGTTTGAGATATAAAATCAGGAACAAATCTTCTTATCTTCATTATAAATTCACCGTCTCCTCTAAATGTTGCAACACCTGTTGATTGTCCTGTAGCAGATGCTCTTGCTTGTGTAATATCATAATCTCCAGAAGATATGTTTGCAGTTATCGCAGTGATAGTTCCATTTTTATTTTGGTCAGTTCCTGTTTCGTGTTCATAGTATGTTGTTATGCCCTCTGTGTTTCCAACAACATCAAAAGAAGTGTCTGTATCTGCATCATAAAACGCAGCATGTGGTTTTCCAAATACTGCAGAATCTCTCCAAACAGTTCTAGCTAATGTGCCATTTGTCCATACAGGTCTTTGTGGTGATGAGTCAAAGTAATTATATGCAACCATTCTGTTTACAACAGATGATGTAGCTGTTGGATAAAACCATATGACTTCACCAAACAAATTATTTAATCCAGCTGATATCATTTGATTACCAGAAGTAAGATTTATATCATCGTAAACAAAGTCTTCTACTAAACAAGGTAAAGATTCTAACTTACCAGCATATCTAAAGAAACCATTTTCTGACATCCAATATGCAGCACCATCAACTTCTACACATGCATTTTTTCCAATTAACCCGCAGTTAGTTCCAACTTGTGCGAACGCAAAAGTAAATGGTTGACCAACAAAACGTTGTGTAAATAATGCTGTATCAGTCCAAACATAAATTGCATCACGACCTCTAATCGCTCCTATAATCTTTGATCCGTCAGCTAGTCTTTGTGTTCCAGCTGTATTGGTTGCTGTTGGCGTATAAGTATTAATATCTTCTTGATCTGAGAATCTAATAAACATTTCATCCTGTGTATTGGCATCACCTATTGTAGTTTCTGTGCCAAAGAATACTAAGTGACGATCAGGTGTAGATACAACCATATGTCTTGATGATGTTGGTGCACCAGATATGATTGTTGCTCTTGTTGTAGTTGCATTTGATAAGGATGAGTCCCATTCAAAACATGCATTGTTTGCAATTAAACAAATTGCTTTGTCACCAAAATTGTCTAGTGACCACATACCAGGTTCAATAATTAAGTCACCTGATGCTGCTTCACCCCATGCAACAAAATCTGATGTATTTGTAACTGTTGCCCCATCGCTATGAGATGCTGCAGTGGTATTTCTTACACCTCTAGTTACACCAGTTAAAGTGTTTGTAGAAATACCTGTGTAAGATATTTCTTCAGTTCCTATTTTAATAAAATTAGTTCCAGAGTCAGGAAACAAAGACGCATCAGATAATACTATTGTAGTTGTAGAATCATTGATTGCACCATTTAAAGTTGTAGTCGTAGCTCCAGGTTCTTCACCACCCCAAGAACCTAGTCCCCAACCAAAACCTTTTGCCTGAACTGCTGGTCCTACAGGATAGTAATGTTGTATTCTAATACCACCCGATGTTGTTGCACCAGCTCCTGTTTCATTAGAAGGCATTGTAATTGTAAGAGTAGTTGTTGATGGCACAGATGTTACCATAAATTTTTTATCATCAAAATCTGATGCACTAAAATTAGATCCTGTTATTGTAGTAAAATTATCCAATAATAGTATTTCACCTGCAGCGATGTTGTGAGCACTAGAAAAAGTTATTGTTACAACCGCTGATCCGTTAGTTGTGCTAAATGCATTTGTAAGTGTAGTTGTCGTTTTAATTGGATGAATGTCATAGTATACACCACCAGAGTATGCATATAAAATTCTGTTTGTCCCTATAATTGCATATTTTCTACCTAGACTATTTACGTAATGATGTAGTCCTCTAGCAGCTCCTGTTAAATCACTAGTTCCTAATTGTTTCCAACCACCTATTTTTTCAGGTGTGCCATATCTAAATCTAACATTATCACAATCTATCCATTGCCCTTCAGCTGTGGTTTCTGAAATTTGTTTGTTGATACCTGGTTGAAACCCTATCTTTTGTAGCATATTTTAACTCACTAATGTTCAATTTCGCCATGTTCTTTAGCATCACCGTATTGCTTTACTGCATCCGAAGCTAGTTTCATTAAAACAGCCGAATGTTTATAACTATCATATCTATTCATAAGAATACATCCTTTTAAAAAAAGCATAAAACGTTCTTTCCAAGAAAGCTTTATTTCTAACTCTTTTTCTTTAAAAATATATTGCATTTTTTAATCCTACCATTTAATTTTTACAAAATCAACTTTGTAATGATGGGTGTAGCGTGGGATCCATTTTATCATATTTCCAATCAGCATAAGGTCCATTTTGATCTACATAATGTAAAAATGCTTGCGCATGCCAGTCGCCTGTAAAATTTTTTCTAAAATGTGGAACTTCACAGCCCATATAGATACAAGCATCTCCTTCATTCATTTCTATAGGATTGTCATTCATGTAAATAGGCCAAGGTGTTCCATCACTACCAAACATTACTGTCACAGAAATTTCACAAGAAGGTCTATCTGTGTGTTTTTTTAAAGTTGCATTATAAGTATACAATCTAGTAAATGAATATGTAGGAAATAATTTAAGTCCAGTTTTTTTTTCTACCAAAGATAATTTATTAAAAAGCAATGCCTCAGAAAAAAAATCTTTAAAAAAATGAGTATCTCCATTATTCGTTCCATATTTAACATCATCAAAAGACGTTGTGTTTTGTTTATGTCTCATTAAAAGATATTTTTTAGCTAAATCACTTTCTTCTGGAGTAAGAAAGTTTTTTATAAGTTTATATTTTTTATCTTTTATAGTGCCCATGATACTATTGAATATCTCGTTCCTTTTGTCACTGGTTTTACAGTGTGTGGATACATAAAATTACTAGGAAATAATATTGCTCTATTTTTTTTTACGTTTATAATATGTGTATCTTTTTTCAAATCTATAGATTTAAAAATTAATTCACCCCCTTCATAATCATCATTTAATAATAAAACAATTGATAACCTTCTATGATGATTTATACAATCATCTACATGTGGTTTGTAATGACCTTGATTTTCATATCTTAAAACATTTATTTCATTAAATTGAGATATAGAAAGTGGGACTCCTTTTAATACATCACGTTCATAATTTATAATTAAATCAGATAATTTTCTAGTTAAATAATTAAACCAATGAGTTTTTGTTTGAGATTTAGAATTTAAATTTAAACCAAATTCAGTTACTTTTCTAATTGAAATATCAACTACTGGTTTATCAGTTCCATTAGTTACTTCAGCATCAGCAAAATTTTTATCATTAAGTTTAATCCATTTTAAAAAAGAATTTAAAATTTCGTCTTGAAAAATTTCATCATAAACATATATAAAATTTCCTATTTCCATGATTTTTTTGTCCAAAACATATTTTTGTATCTATCCATAAAATTTGAAAAATAACTATAAAAAACACTTTTATCATTTTTAATTTTATCAACATTCATTTTCCAAGAATCTCTTTTAAACGGAATAACTTGAACATAAGGTAATCCTTTTAAAAAAGTTTTTTCAAAGGTAGGGTACTTACCTGTATTTATTACAATTGGAAAATTAATCCAAAAATCAAATTTATCTGTATCAACAATACCTGTAATTATATCAAAGTAATCATTTTCATTATAATAAGGAGAAGTAAACAAACACGAATAACCTGGAGGAGTTTTTATTTTCCAAGGATTTAAAATTTTTAAAAAATTAAAACCCCCATTTTTTTTAGTCATAAAAGAATTTTCACCACCAAGCTGACCTATTGAGTGAGTTTGGGGCACGCTTGAATTTAAATTATATTCATGTATTTTATCTGAATCAAGTGTTCCGTCTAAACCATATTTAAAAAAACAATCATTTTCTTTTAATTCTTCATTATAATAATTCCATTTTATATAAAAATCTTGAGGAAGAGGTAACACATAACCTGCTGTCATTGAGTCTAAAAAAGGCATACAACTTTTTATAGTTAAACCTTTTGGGTGATCATTTTTTGGAACTTTTTTATACCAATCAGGCAAACAATGTTTTGTTGGTATAGGTTGTATTTCTTTTACATTTACAAGATCAGGATGAATTGTAAATTCTATATTCTTTCTTAAAAACATAAAATTTGTTTAACAGAAAATTAAGGTAATTGAAAGATATTTTTACTAGGGTACCCTGGTTGAGAGTTAAACCATTGTTGAAAAGAATTATTAGATACAGGAAAAGATATTGAATCTATATTAATACTTTCTAATTTAGAAAGATAATCTTGCCAAATAGACAAATCAGAATGTGTTGGATTAGTATCAATAAAATCTTCTATTAGACTTATTTGTGATTTTATTGAATCTGTAAAATTTATTTTTTGGTTTTCTACTGTTTCATCTGCAAAAACTGGATCTCCTGAAGGAATTGCATTTTCTGTTTCCGTCATTGAATCACCATCTAGTGCTAAAAATTTTTGACTATTTGCAACATCTTCAAATAATTGATCCGAAATTTCTTTTGTTAAATAAGCAGGCCATACCTTATTAGAAAGAGAATTTTTTTCATCATCTGATTCTGCTAAATGTAAAAAATTTCCAGATTGATTAAATATTGCGTGTTTAGCCATTAGTCTTT